ACTTGGGAATTTCGAAGCTAATTGCATCATTACGCTTACGCTCCAGCTCACTTTCTTTGTCCGTAATATAACTATCATCGAAATCTATAAGAATATCCTGATCCAAATTGAACGCCTTGCCCTGAAAAGTATTTGCAAACCACATAATAGCCTGGCAAATATCCTGTATATACCGGATTGCTTCCTGCCGCTGTCGGTTAAGCTCCTGCATCTGATCTTGACGTTCCCCAACGTATTCAGTTGCTGTGGTAATCTGTCCGTTTTCAAAACTGTACTTTTTCGTTCCATATCCAAAAGACATTGATAACAGTGATAATGCCAGTTCAAAAGATTTTGTTACCTGCTCAATCCTTATTTCCGGGTTGTACTCCTGTATCATTCCCTTTTCATCTGGCAGTTTTTCCCCAGTGAACACAAACAGTTTCTTCTGCTCATGTGTCAGCTTGGGCTTACCATTATTGTCAAATTCACACAGCAGTTCATTCACAAGGATAATCTTTTCAGCCTTATCAAGATCTGAATAAAGAACATTGTAGCATAGGTCAATGACTTTAAGTGCCGGGATAGCATCCCACAACTTAGGCAGTCCATACCCTTCCATGTTATCCAGATTGTTGACCTCTGCATTACGCATAACTGCAAATGGTTTCACGTCCCCTAACTGAACAATGCGCTCACTATCCGGCAACTCTGTGCCTTTGTCATCGAATATATGTGTTTCTGCCACATACATTCCATTATTGTCCTGTGTAAAAAGAACAAGGGTAATCTGTTTCTTTCCTTTCACCAGTGAGCATCCTGAAAAAGCTGCTTCTTTTACAATATCGTTCTCTACTGTCAATGGCATAAATGCGTCTGCTTCCACATAATTCAGTTTTATATTGCCGCCTTGTACTGATCCGTTGTCCATGAATGTTGCATTATCTAAGCGGATATAGCACGCAACTGTACCATCAGCCGAGGTCTTTTCCAGCTGTTTACGGTACTGCATATTAAATTCACTGCCTGACAGCACATCTTTTACAAATTCTGCCTGTTCACCATTACCGGCATTGATTTCCAGTATCTCACATAGGTTTGCATCATCAGAGCAGCATCTTTTTCCAAAATTCAGTCGATTCAGTTCATATGAGATCCCGTTCACTGTCTTTCTTTTGTGGAAATCCTCAATAATGCGGTTGCTATACCAGTTATCACATGTCTGTATCACTGCCAGCGCATTATCATTAATTGTATAACCCTTTTTCTGTAAATAATCCTTTACGCATCCTTCCATGTCCTTCTCCTTATCTCTTCAGGTCTATATACTCTACAAAGTCCAGCCATGTATAACAAAAGCTGTCCCACCTATCATTAATGTTACCTATATTCTTATCTTCCGGCTGATCCGGATGTTCTTCATCCCACCTCAATGATGCAATAGCATGCCTGGTCTGTGTACATCGCTTATTTATTTTCAGCCGCCCACTATTAAAGAGCATATCTACTGTTTTAGGCCTCTCTGATATCTCATTCTTGCGGCATCCCTTAATATTCTGATATGGCAACCCTGCTTCCTTGGCGGCACTCCGCAGGCTGTTAATCATTGTAGGGCTTGCGCTATCCGGGAATACCCAGTCAACACGGCCATATTTCTTAATGCACATACTATAAAATTCCACGAACTTATCACATATCTTCTTACTGTCGATATCTTCTGACAGCGGTAATCCATCCTCTTCCAGTCCTTTGAAATCCCGGTATCTGTTCTGATACCCTGTAAGATTGTATGTTGTCATGGATCCCATACCGCCAAAGTCAACTCCCATTACGATTTTAAAGAATGGAATCTTTAATTTCCCATTTTCATCAAAGATATCTGCATCATCGAATAAATATGGCGTATCATCCTCGGCAAAATATCTGAAGATAATACCCGATGCAAGCACCCACTTTCCTAATATAAACCGATCATAGAACACTCCTTTGTACATTCGCTCGTATCGTTCGATAATCTTTGTTGCAAGACTTGGATTATCCCGCATAGTGAAATGTACCCGAATCAAATTCTTTTCTGTGATCTTATCTATCCATTCAAGTTTTATGTAATGGTCTGGTCCTTCCGGGTTACAGTTAAACCAATATTTTGAGCCTTCCACTGAGCATCGACCTGTTGCCTGGTTCACGAAAGACTCCGGCATCAGTGCCACTTCGTCGAAAAATACCCCAGCAAGCGTAATACCCTGAATCAAATCTTGAGAACCTTCATCTTTGCCGCCAAATAAATAAAAAGTGTTCTCCTTATCTCCCATACGGATAACCATGTAATTTTCTGACCGGTGTTCTTCTACCCGATACCCACGGGACAGCAGCATAAGTTTGAGCTGTCCAATCACATTACGGCGCAGTGACTGAATTGTCTTACCACAAATAGCAAAGTTCTGCCCGTCAAAGGTTGCCATCGCCCACATAATAAATGAAAGTGACATTACCGTAGTCTTTCCCGATCGAATCGATCCGTCACATATAATACCGTCTTTATCCTCATATGGACTCCCAGGCATCCACCATTCCAGAACAACTCTCTGCTTATGGCTGAATCGTGTAAACTTAAATAATGCTTTACGTTTCAACTGCATCATCCTCCTTAAATGTTGCGGCTACATCACAAAGCAGTGCTTCCATAAATCCGTCTGACTCATACTCCGCCGTCTCTCCCCCCTCTTTTTCAGCTCTTCTACGTTCATATTCTACCTGATATTTCTTACTGTCCATATCAGCAGGCAGCGCATACAGTTCCTTTATATTCTTTAATGCACTTGTGACCAGC